GTGTGCGTTCCCTTCCCTTCCTGCAGCGAAGGGGGCGGGGGATAGGTTAAATAATTATCGCCGCGGCGCTGGCTATTGAATTCAGCAGCGGAAAAGCGTAAAAATTGACTGAATTTCTATCTGTCCGCGTGACCCGCTCCCATAAAATCCCGCCATTCCTCATCCGGATCACATCCTGGATCTGTCGGTGGCTCCCGGCTCAGCTGCCGCATAATCCGCCGCTCGCGCTCGCTGATTGCCCAGGCGATCCGCGACACGCCGTTCACGGTCACTGATTGGCCAAACTGTCCGGACCCCCCCCCTCGCAGCAATCTCGAGGGCCTGCTTCTCCGCTTCGGCTCTTACTGCTGCCGCATCTTCAGAGAGCAGGTATCCGCCGCCGTAGATAGCTTTGCCGGCTTCCTTCATGCTGTCCAGTGCGCTGATCCGCACGCAGTCGCGCTTGTCCAGTCTGTAGCTGATCCCGTACTTGCTCCACCGCTGCAGGATCGCCGCGGTGATCACGCAATCCGGAAACTCATACTTCGGCGGATTTTCCTTCGTGCTGTTCTTATCGTTTTCAAATTTAATCAGCTGATACAGGTCCGGCGCTGTCCTGGCTCTGCAGGTGTCCAGGTTGGTGACGAAGCTGGTGCACACCTGCGCGCCGTTCGCGTATGTGATATCCGCGCCCGTACAGATATATGTCACGTCCACGTTCCGGGCGCTGAATATCGTGAGCCCGGGACCAAACAAAAAGAACCGGATCCCCCTGGTCGCGTACCAGGTGATGATCTCGGCCAGAATGGAAAACGGCGGGTTGTCCACGACCACGCAGCTGTCCGGGTATTCTCTATCCTGGTAGCTCTCCCCAGGATAAAAGGGCCGCACGAAGTCGTCCCTGTTCAGGCCGTACTCATTGGCCACCCATCCGGCGATCACGTCGTACACGTTCTCAGGCGTATAGCAGTCGTCTGTTGTTTTCTTCGGCTTAAACTTGTCTTTGAATTCCTGGTAGGCCTGCTCGTGTCCGGCCGCTTCCAGCTTCAGCACCTCGTCCATGCCGATCTGCAGCTGTATCATCCTGTCCTCCCGTAAAAGGAAAAGCCGGCCCTGCACACGCAAGGCCGGCTGCCCGTCTGTTTACTTGCCTGCTTTGGCAAATGTCAGCTCATAGGAACCCATGGCAGCCAGTGCCACGATTATGGCGTTAACCGCTGCCAGCATCGCGCCTTCCCATGTAAGCCCGGTCGTGAAGTGTGTGGCCAGGATCATGATCGCAAGCGCGATAACGTAGGCGATGATCCGCGTGGGGATCTTCCACACCTTGTCCATCGGCAGCTTCAGCAGCTGCACCACCAGCAGCGTGGCCAGGGTCGCACCGGCGATCGTGGCCAGCTGCTCCCAGCTGAACGGCTGCGTGGGCAGTTCACCTTCCGCCAGGGCCACCGAACAGGTCAGCAGCATCGCCATCAGCAGCACCAGGCACAGAAAAATCTTTTTCATTTTTCGTCCTCCTCATATTAATGTCTGCGGGTTCACTCCCCGCTTTTCCACCAGATACTTGTACAGCTTGTCGTCCGTCTCCTGGAGCTTCGCGTGGTCGTTTCCGCTCTGCATGTGCTGGATCATGCTCCGCAGCACGATCAGGATCTCCATGGTGTCGCGGCTGTTTTCCTCGAACCGCTTGTTTCCCTGTTGCAGCCTGTGGTTCACCTCCGTACGCCACTCTTCCAGGGCCTTGATCCGCGCGTTTTGCGCATCCTCTTCCGATTTCCGCTGTCTGGATCCGGATAACTCTGCCCAGTCCTTCTTGCCCTTATTCAGGGTCGAGATGATGTTCGCCGCCAGCAAAATCACCGCCAGCACCAGAAGGACCGTCTGCAGGTTGATCTCTACACTGGGCATCTCCCCTCACCTCCTTCCTGCCGGGCATGCTTTTCCGCTGCCGGGTGGTTACCCCAGCCCGCCGGTGATCCTCACCAGCTGCTCGCAGATGTCATCCAGCATCCGCAGCAGCGTCTCCGCTTCGTCCTTTTTCACGCTGATCCGGATCTCCACGGTGTCGGTGTCACCCAGATCTCCTGGACCAAAATCATCATTCTGGTCCGGATCCGGCGCCACCGGTTCGTCTTCTCCCGGCAGGTCAGCCGTCACATCCCCGTAAACCAGGAACGCACTCTTCATCCACCACCCGCTGCGCCGGCCACAGTTCACGCGGCTCCAGTCTTCCCCGCGTTCCAGCACTTCCACCGTCGTGCCGATCGGCACTTCGTCATATAGGCTGTACCCGGCCTCGCTTGGCTTTTTGCTGGCCCTCAGTTTTACGGGCTTCCCGTTTGTGGACCAAACTGTCGCTTTCTGCACTTTCTTTTCCTCCCCGCCGCCCGGATCCGGATCCACGTCCCCGCCTCCGGATCCGCCGGCCAGCATTGCGTCGATTTTCTCCCCATAGCTCAGCCGCGGCCATAATCCGACCATATTCCAGCCGCCGTTTCGGATCGTCTTGTCACGGAACTCACTTTCTGCCACGCCTCCGCGGCTCTGGCTGCTGTGAATCGCGCCTTTTCCGATCCCGGTCTTGATCCCGATGTGGCTGGCGTTCCCCAGGCCGTCAAAATACCCGCGTTTTTCCTCGCCGCCATCGAAAGCATGGATAAACAAAAAGGCGCCTCTCGGCACCTTTCCAAATCTGCCCACGCACTCCTCCGGCGATCCGGTCCACCCCTCGCTGCGGCACTTCCGGTACCAGGCGTTGCTGCCCTTCAGGTCAATCAGGATCCCGACCTCTTTCAGGCATCTTTCCACGAACTCCTGGCAATCCATGTCCTCATAGCTTCGCCCCAGGAACTGAAAGCCGGCCTCGCTCATTTTTTCCGCACTCGGCTTGCTCATATTTCCACCTCTTCCGCGCTGGCCATCCAGTCGCAGTAATGTGCCCGGATGTGGGCTTCCAGATCGCCGCCCCATTGCGGATCTTCCGGATTAACCCCGCACACCGCCTGCAGGCGTATGTTGAAGTCCACCCGGCCGCTCAGGTTGTCGTATGCCGGCACCGCTTCTCCTGGCGTCATCCACACGTCCACCAGCCCGTCCGCGCGTTTTACGATTCTGTAAAACAAGCCGCACCAGCTCATTCTTCCGGCGCCTCGTAAGGCTGGCCGGTGATCTCCTCAAACTCCGCGGCAGTGATCCACCGCGCGACCACCGCGTTCCGCACCATCTTCAGGTTCCACCGGCCGGTGTCATAGTAGTTTTTGACCTTCTCAAATTTCGGGCTGTGCATTGTTTTCCGCCTCCTCAGTAGGAATTTCGATGTCTGCCATCATGGCGATATAATCGACGTTGGCCGCCACGTCTTCGGCCCTCATCCTGGCCAGCTGCGCGTCTCGCTCCATCTTCTCCAGCCTCTGCAGCAAGATCTCGTCCATTTTCCAGTTCCTCCTTCAGTTTTTGATAATAAGCCCGCATGGCGCGGACCTGTTTCCGCGTGTCCCCGCGTTCCGCGTTCGCCTTCCAGCTCTCGAAGCTGTTGTCCAGGGTTCCGGGCGCCACCTCTCCGGCCAGTTCCTTCTGCATGATCTTCCGCATCCGTCTCCGCTGCCGGCCCAGGCGCTTTCCGCTCATCCGCATGATCACCTTCCCGGTGTCCGTCAGCACGAACCGCCACTGCAGGAACTTCACGCCCTGCCGCAGCGGATAGATCGTCGTTTTGCGGTTCAGCTCCAGGCCGATCCGCTGCAGGTCCTTCGCGATCTCCTCCCGGCAGCGCTCCAGGTATTCCTTTTCCGGATGGATCAGCACGAAGTCGTCCATGTACTGCACGTAATACCTGATTTTCAGCTTTTCCTTGATCATGTGGTCCAGGTCGTCCAGCACCGCCAGCTCCACCAGCTGGCTGATCTGGCTGCCCAGGCCGATGCCCACGTCCCCGCCGAAACTGTCGATCACGTCGAACACCATCTGCCGGGCCCGCGGATCCGCCACCCGTTTCGCGATCGCCGCCCTGGCCACGTCGTGCCTGGTACTCGGGAAAAACTTCCGCACGTCGCATTTCAGCACCCAGCCGTCTTTTCCGTGCTTCCGGTAGTACCGCTGCAGGTGGACCTTCACCCGCTTCAGGGCGAAGTCCGTGCCCTTGCCCTTCTGGCATGCGCAATTATCGTGGATAAAGTGCTCCGTGATGTCCCTGTACAGGCCACCCTCGCACAGCGCCATCTGCACCTGCCGGTCGGCGATCCGCGTGGCCACGATCTCGCGCACCTTCGGCTCGTAGATCGTGAACCGCTGGTATGGGCTGATCCGGTACGTGCCTGCCCGGATCTCGTCCTGCAGCTTGTGGGTGTTCTGCGCCGCGTGCAGCTCATACCCCACCACGCTGTCCTTCCAGCGGACGCCCCTGCAACACCGCTTCAGCGCCTTCCGCAGGTTGCCGTAGCTCATCGCCCTGTCAAAATAGTCTTTCTCCATGGTTCGCCGGGGCTGATAGAAGGACCGGCCCGTGTTTCAGGGCCGCCTTCGTCCCCGGCCTTTTGTTCGCTCCTTTCGGATGCAGGAAAGCGACTCCTTGCGAGAGATGCCCTGCTTTCCCTCTTCGGTAGTCGAAACTCGCTCTTCTCTCAATCGGGGCCGCCCCGTTCGCGTTCCTGGCATTGTTGTTGTTCAGCGCCCCACCGTTCCCGGTGTTGCAAATCCGCACATTGTTGGCGTTCCCGGCGTTAGGGGTCCGCAGCCAGTAACGTAAAAACGGGTCAGAATTCAGCCGCTTTCCTTTGCTCTCAGGTATTCCCTGTAG